GAGGAGAATAAACCTATGGCATTTCAAGTATCACCAGGTGTTCTCGTACAAGAAAAAGATTTAACTAGAATTATACCCGCTGTATCAACTTCAATTGGTGCTATGGCTGGTCAATTTAATAAAGGACCTTTAGATGAGGTTGTGGCTATTTCTAGCGAACAAGAGCTTGTAGATACATTCGGCAAACCAGATTCAAATACGTTTGAATACTTTTTTACAGCCGCTAACTTTCTACAATACTCTAATTCTTTAAGAGTAGTACGAGCATCAAACACAGGTTCTACAAACGCTAACTCATCAGGTTCAAGTGTACAAGTAAAAAATAATGATGACTATGAATCAAACTATGAAGATGGATCAGGCGTAGTAGGAACTTTCGCAGCTAGAACAGCAGGAACTTGGGGAAACAATTTACTTGTTTCTACTTGTCCTTCAGCAGCTGCCTATGAACAAACAACAGCAGGCGCTTCAATATCATCTGTTGACCAAGCTGATGTAGCAATCGGCGACACAACTATTGATGTTGATGACGGAACTGACTTTAATGTTGGTGACATAGTTGCCTTTTCAACAACAGCTGCTACAGCTGATTTTGATGATGGCGAAGAATATAGAATAACAGGAATCTCTACAAACGAATTGACAATCGTACAACACCCAAGAGGTGCTGGTGGTTTAAAAAAGGCTGTAGTAGATGACGCTCACATAAGAAGAAGATGGAGATATTACGATTCAGTTGACGGCGCTCCAGGAACTTCAGCATATGTATCTGACAGATCAGGTTCAGGTGATGAAATCCACGTAGTTGTTGTTGACGAAGATGGCGGTATTTCAGGTACTCCAGGAGAAGTAATTGAAACGTTTTCTAAATTATCAAAAGCTTCAGACGCTAAAACACCACAAGGTGGAACTAACTACTATCCAACTGTAATTAAAAATCAATCTAATTACATTTACTGGATGGATCATAACACAGCTGGTTCTAACTGGGGTAGCGCTGCTGCTTCAACTACATTTACAGCAGTTAGTACACCAACTAACGAATCACTATCAGGTGGTTCAGATGGTTCTACTGTAACTACAGGCGAATTAAAATCAGCATATGACTTATTTGCTGACGCTGATACTGTAGATGTTGGTTTAATTATGGCAGGAAAAGGTGACGCAACTCACATTGATAACCTTATCACAATAGCAGAAAACAGAAAAGACGCTGTTTTATTTGCTTCGCCAGAAAGAGCTGACGTAGTTGATATTACAAACTCTAATACACAAACAAATAACGTGATCAGTTTCTTTGATAGTATCAGATCATCTAGTTATGTTGTGTTTGATAGCGGTTACAAATACTGTTATGACAGATACAATGATGTGTATAGATATGTACCATTAAACGGTGATGTTGCTGGCCTAGCGGCTAGAACAGATTTAACAGCAGATGCTTGGTATTCACCAGCAGGCTTTAATAGAGGTATTATTAGAGGCGCTGTTAAATTAGCTTACAATCCAACTAAATCACAAAGAGATCAACTTTATCCTAAGAGAGTTAACCCCGTGTCAACTTTCCCAGGCCAAGGTACAGTTCTTTTCGGTGACAAAACTGGATTATCTTCACCATCTGCCTTTGACAGAATCAATGTAAGAAGACTTTTCATTACTTTAGAAAAGGCTATCTCTACAGCTTCTAAATTCCAACTTTTTGAGTTCAATGATGAATTTACAAGAGCGAACTTTAGAAATATCGTAGAGCCATTCTTACGAGAAGTACAAGGTAGACGAGGTATCACAGACTTTTTAGTAGTATGTGATGAAACTAACAACACAGGCGAAGTAATTGATAGAAATGAATTTGTAGCAGAAATCTTTGTGAAACCTGCTAGAAGTATCAACTTTATTACATTACAATTCGTTGCAACCAGAACTGGCGTGGCTTTTGAAGAAGTCGCTGGGTAATTTTAGAAAGAGGAGAAATTAGATATGCCAAATATAAATGACTTCAAAGCTAAACTTGCTGGCGGTGGCGCTAGAGCCAATCAGTTTAAGGTTACAATGCCTTTTCCTGGTTATGCACAAGTTGGTGGCGAAATAGAAGACTTAGCGTTTTTATGTCGTGCTACATCAATTCCAGGTATGGAAGTTGCCAATATCAATGTACCTTTTAGAGGTAGATCAATTAAGATAGCTGGCGATAGAACTATACCTGCTTGGTCGGTTACTGTTTTCAACGATACAGATTTCAAATTAAGAAACGCATTTGAAAGATGGCAAAACGGTATAAACAACATGACTGACAATGAAGGCTTAACAAATCCAGTTGACTATCAAGTTGACGCTTTTGTTGACCACCTTGACAGAAACGGTAATACAATTAAATCGTACACATTGAGAGGACTATATCCACAAAATATAGCTCCGATTGAACTATCGTATGATGAAGCGACAGCGATTGAAGAATTTGCTGTTACTTTTGAGTACCAATACTTTGAAAGTAATACTACAACTTAATATTAGTAAAGGTGGCCTGGTTCTCCAGGCCGCCTTTTTAAAACTCTTATAAGTAGTAGTACAAAGGAGAATAAATTATGGCTGAATTATTTGGATTTAGTATTACAAGGGCTAAGAAACAAGCCGATCCAAAACAAAGCTTCACAACAACCCAAGCAGATGACGGTACACAAACTGTTGCCGCTGGAGGTTATTTTGGTCAGTACCTTGATATGGAAGGTACGGCAAAGAGTGAGGCGGATTTAATACGTAGATATAGAGAAGTAGCATTACACCCCGAGTGTGATATGGCAATTGAAGATATTGTCAACGAAGCTATTGTCGCTAATGAATTGAAAGACGCTGTAAGAGTAAACGTTACAGATTTACCTTACGGAAAAGAAGTAAGAAATAAAATAGAAGACGAATTTAAACAAGTATTAAGATTATTAAACTTTAATACAAAAGGCCACGACATCTTTAGAAGATGGTATGTAGATGGCAGAATTTATTATCATAAAATTATAGATAGAAATTCACCTGTAAAAGGTATTACAGAATTAAAATATATTGATCCTCGTAAAGTTAAAAAGATTAGAGAGATCAGAAAGAAAAGACCAGACGGACCTGTTCCACACGGCCTTTCAGTTGTAGATGAGTATGTTGAATACTTTGTTTATAATGAAAAAGGTGTTTCTGGTTCAACTTCAGGTGCTGGTATTAAAATAGCACCAGACACAATTGCTTTTTGTCCATCAGGATTAATTGACCAAAACAAAAATATGGTATTGTCTTATTTACACAAGGCAATTAAACCTGTTAATCAATTAAGAATGATAGAAGACGCTACTGTTATTTACAGAATAGCAAGAGCACCAGAAAGAAGAATATTTAAGATTGACGTTGGTAATCTACCAAAAGTAAAAGCTGAACAATACTTACGTGATGTAATGGCAAGATATAGAAATAAACTTGTCTATGACGCTTCTACAGGTGAGATTAGAGATGATAGAAACTATATGTCAATGTTAGAAGACTTTTGGTTACCAAGTAGAGAGGGTGGTAGAGGTACAGATATTACTACACTACCTGGCGGCCAAAATTTAGGAGAGATTGCTGATATAGAATACTTTAGAGCAAAACTTTATAGAAGTTTAAATGTTCCAGCAAGTAGATTAGAGGCAAATCAAGGATTTAATTTAGGTAGAGCTTCAGAAATTACTAGAGATGAATTGAAGTTTACTAAATTTGTTCAAAGATTAAGAAAGAAATTTACTGAACTTTTTAATGATTTATTAAGAACACAATTAATCTTAAAAGGTATCATAAGTGAAGACGATTGGTACACAGTAAGAGATAGTATTAATTATGATTTCTTACAAGATGGCCATTTCGCCGAATTAAAACAAACAGAAATGTTAAGAGAAAGATTAGCATTGGCCAATGAGATGAGAGATTACATTGGTAAATTCTTTTCAGTAGAGTATGTTAGAAAAAATGTACTTAAACAAAACGAAAGAGATATTGAGGAAATGGATGCTCAAATCAAAAAAGAAATTGATGATGGTATTATTGCAAGTCCAACAGCTCAATCATCTGATACAGATAATTTATAAAAGGAGTAATTATGACAGATATAAATGACAATACAAAAAACTTTATCGACCAATTATCACAAGGTGATAACACGGATGCTGGTGAAGCTTTTAAAGCAGCTTTAAGAGATAAAGTTGCAAGTGCTTTAGACAATGCTAGAAAAGATATAGCAGGTAATTTGTTTAATGGAAATAGTGTAGCTGCTAGTTTTAGTGACCCTAAACCAACAATAGCTGATCCAGGCACTTTTAATCCTGACGGTTCAATATCGCCTACAACAACAGCAGCTCAATCTGCTGATGGAGAGGCACAAATAGATTTAACTCAAGGTGTTGAAAATGCAGGTGAGCAGAATAGTTAAAGAAAATTTAGAAATTGATTCTCAATCATTTAGGGATTTAAGTCCTTTAATGAAAGAAGCAGTAAGTGATGTTTTTAAATTGATAGAAAAAGAAACTGGAGATATTATTACTAAATTTGAAGGTGCTGTTAATAAAGTATCAGAATTTCATAACATCAATTTAGAAGAATTTGAAAAATATTTTGATAAAGAAATATTAGAACAATTAGGAGAAAAATAAAATGGCAACAGTTATCGCTAAAGGAGAGTTTGTAAACAATCCAAATGCAAATAATATTGGTAATGCTCAATTTGTGCATTGTGTTGCTACAGGAGCTACTCAATCAGTTGTTGTAAAAAATGCCTCTGGTACAACACTAGGAAACATTTACTTACACGCAGCTGGAGATTCAATTATTATTGAAAAAGCACCGACTGATACAATTACAATTGTTGACGGTCACGCTAGCGCTGTAGGTTCACCAAGAAGTTAATTATGACTATATCTACGACCAAGTTAGTTGATGATAGTTTTAAAATTATTGTTAACGCTAATGGTATAGGTAGTGAAACAGAGCAAACACTTGTTGATGTTGTAAATTCAAACAACGCTTCAAGTGAACCAAAAGTTTCAATTGCTAACATACAATACGAAGTTGTTGGCACAGGAGATGTAACTGTATTTTTTAAGAATGATACATCAAAAAAAGTTATAGTAAATGGTAGAGGTAATTACGGCCTTAAACCTAATGAACAAAAAATTAAAGACGTAATAGGAGATGTTTTATTAACGAGTGACTCTAACGTAACAAAATATAATGTCGTTATAGAGGCACATAAAGAATCGGGTTATACAAATGGCTGATACAGTAACAACACAAACAATAGCAGATACATCTGGTGTAAAATTTGTAACTAAATTAACTAACTTTTCAGATGGTACTGGAGAAACTTTAGTACGAAAAGTTGACGCTTCAGAAACTACTTTTATGACCGAAGATGGTAATAGAAAGATTAGTAAGATTTGGTTTTCAGTTAATACAGCAAATGGTAAGTCTGGTGTAGAGTTATTATGGGCAGGTGCTACTAACGCTTCTGCTGTTTTTCTATCTGGTCAAGGTTATTGGGATTTAAGACCAGCTGGAGATGAAATTCCAAACAATGCCACAACGGCAACTGGTGATGTATTATTAAGTACAAGAAACTTTGCTAATGGCGATAATTATACAATTATTGTTGAGTTTAGATAAAAAAGTTTATAAATATAAGTAAGAGAGAGAAAAATGAAACTTATTTCCGAAGAAGTACAACACGCCGAATATCTTATTGAAGAAAACAACGGTAAAAGAGATTATAAGATTAGAGGTGTTTTTTTACAATCAGATATCAAAAATAGAAATGGAAGAGTCTATCCAAGAGAGATTTTGGTTAGAGAAGTGAATAGATATAATAAAGAATTTATCAATAAAAATAGAGCTTTTGGTGAGTTAGGCCATCCAGATGGACCTACAGTTAATTTGGAGAGAGTATCACATATGGTGAAAAAACTCTATCCTGATGGAAAAGATTTTATTGGTGAAGCAAAGATTATGGACACACCATACGGAAAGATCGTAAAAGGTCTTATTGACGAGGGTGCTCAATTAGGAGTATCTAGTCGAGGTATGGGGTCTTTAATACAAAGAAACGGTGTAAACTATGTAAAAGATGACTTTTACTTAGCTACGGCCGCTGATATTGTGGCAGATCCATCTGCTCCGGATGCTTTCGTTGAAGGCATTATGGAATCAAAAGAATGGGTTTGGAGTAACGGTGTTTTGAAACAAGTTGAACTTGAAACCTGGAAAAAACAAATACAGGAAGCAAAACAAAGAAGTTTAGAAGAAAAAAAATTAAAAGTATTTGAATCGTTTTTAAGTAGATTAAAATAAATGGAATATTACGTGTATGCTCTAATTGATCCAATCAATAGACAGCCTTTTTATATAGGAAAAGGTAAAAACAAAAGAGCTTGGGTTCATTTTGAACCAGGACAAAAATGTAATAAAACGAAGTTAAATTATATTAAAAACATTAAAAATCTCGGCTTTGAGCCTCTGGTATATAAGATATATGAGAATTTGACTAATAAAAAAGCATTAAAAATTGAAAAAGAGTTGATTGGTAGATGGAAAAAGGTGCTTACAAATATGAACAATCCACCGCCAGATAGAACAGGTAGTAGATTAAGTAAAGAACATATACAAAAATTAATAGAATTTAATAGTGGAAAGAAGTTAACCGAACAACATAAACGTAAAATTGGGTTAGCTAATCGTAAAAACTATTAAGTAAAAAATAACACTTTTATAAATATATCTACAAAGAAAATTTATAAACGTTTATAAAGAAAAAAAGGAGATTTTCAATGGCCGAAACAGAAAAAACTATTGAGGCGATGGAACAGGAAGCAGTGAGTGAAGCTATGGCTAACCCACAAGCTGACGCTCCAAAAAAGAATGCTGTAGCGGCAGAACCTTCACATCTGAAAAATGATGCTGAAGATTTAGGCTCAGCAGTTGTAAAACCAACTGACAGCAATCCTGACGCCACAAAGAAAATAAAACAAGTTTCTGGTGATCCTCAACAAAAAGCTCAAGGTTCAGCTGACGCTATGCCTAAGCTAAAAGAGGAAGATGAAACTAAATCGGATGAGAAAAAATCAGAAGTTAAAGAAGGTGAAATGCCAAAAGCAGCACTAGACGCTCTTAAAAAATCGCAAGATAAAAAAGAGATGTCACACGAAGACGAAAAGAAAAAAGATATGAAAGAAGAATCTGAAGAAGATTTAATTGACGTATCTGCAGACGTTGAAGCTTTAACTAAAGATGAAGACTTATCTGAAGATTTCAAATCTAAAGCAGCGACAATCTTTGAAGCAGCAGTTAAATCAAAAATTAACGATGCTAAAAAGAAAATGCACGCTTCTTACGAGGAGAAATTAAAAGAAGAAGTTGAAACTGCGAAATCAGAGTTAGTAGAAAAAGTTGACTCGTATCTAAACTACGTAGTAGAAGAATGGATGCAAGACAACAAACTAGCTATTGAGCGTGGTATCAAAGGCGAAATCGCTGAGGACTTCATAAGTGGTTTGAAAAAATTATTTGAAGATCACTACATTGATGTTCCAGATGAAAAATATGATGTGCTCGAAGATCAAGCTTCTAAAAT